GAAGATAATCCTCTAGCCATTAGAGAGCCTCTATGAAATCAACTTCAAATCTATATAAATCTAAATCATTAGTATTAAATTCTTGAATATCATTAGTGAGTCTAACTGTAAATTCTACTCCATCATAAGTAACACTTTCTGTATCAGTTAAAGCATTTCTTAAAGGTGGTTCTATTGTAATAGTCGCATCATTAGAACTATCTCCAGTTGCATCTTCTACCACCAGGTAAACCTTAGAATGGCCACCAAATTTAATAAAATCTCCGGCTTTAATTGTGTTGGATATTCCGGTGATATCAATAGTGGTATCACCTGCACTATGAGATCCAGATACTGTAACTGTACCTGAAATATCTCCTTTAGCATTTTTTAAATCTGGTAAAGATATTTGGAATGTTTCTTTTTGAGATCTTTGTTTCATTATAAAGGCATAGACTGGAGCAAATTCAGCTCTAGTCATTGGTGGATATGAAGCTGAAAATTTAAATCTTTGTCCATCAACTTGTACTGCAAACATCTTTCCACTATCAGTAGTGGATGTGATTGTTTTTTGTTCGCTGCCAAATCCGACAGATGCAAATTCTGGTGATGTTGGATATGTACCTGCCATTATACTAGGGCCTCCTTGCCTTGACTATTAAGAGCATCATTAATCACATTTACTATTACACTTCTTCTCTTAACTAATAAATCATCAAATCCCTGAGTATCGTTTGCATTAATTGTTATGTTTACATTAGTTGCACCACCCATAGATCCATTAGGTAAGATAGTACCATTAGATTCTGGTACAAAGGTTTCTCTACCATTTTCTCCCACTGTATAAGGCTGCCCTGCGAATACTCTACCACCAGTCTGTCTTGGAGGAGCTGCTGATCTTATTTGTGCTACAGTTGCTAGACCTCTTGCAAGTTCTGCACCGGCTACACCGATATTTAATGGAAATGGATAAGTGGCTAATGCATTAGATACAGCTCTATAAGTATTGATAGTTGCCATAGCAATCTGGAAAGCCTGGTAGGCTCTAAACGCATCTTTATTCAATCCAGATATTTTAGATAATGCATCTCCAACAGCACCTATTATTTGCTCTTGACCTTGTTTTTCTAATTTTACTCTAGTAGAAATTTCATTTTCTTTTGCTTTGGTAATTCTATCTTCATAATATTCATTTAATTTTTCTTTTTGTTTTAAATATTCTTCATCAGTTAATAGTCCTAATTTGTCAGCTTCTTCTAATGCTGCTAATTCTTTATTTTTTTGTTCTTTGATTTGTTTAATTAAACCAACACCAGTTTTATCTCTAATCTGTCTTAGCTTTTCAAAAATATCATCTTCCTCTACATTTACTGGGCTAATCTCCATAGCTGTTAATGATACTTCTCTTAACTCACCTAATTTTGTAATAACTCCATCAGTAGAATTAATAACTGCATCCTGGCTCTTATTTAATCTCATATGAGCATCTATTAAGGTATCTATTGCACCCTTATAACCTTCTTGGCCTCTTTCAAATCCTAATAATCTAGATATGAATAAATCTAATCTATCAATGTTGTTATCTATTTCTGGATAGAGATCTCTTAAACTTTGTTCAATACCAAATCCTAATGGAGCATCTAAAATTAAATCTCTAACACTAACATTTAATTGATCTATAAGGCTAGTCGTAGTGGAAACTGCTGTTCCTAATCCTGTAATAGCTTTAGCTAAAGTAAATCCAATAGCATTAGCAAAAGCCTCTATTTCTTCTTTATTATCTTCTAAGGCTTTGTTTAAATCACCAAATTCTGCTTTTAGTTCATCAAAAAATCCCTGGGCTATATCTTTTTGAAAATTAAAATACTTATCTCCGATCATGGAGAGAGTACCTTCTAATGTAGTAGCTAAGTCATCTGTGGCTTTAGCAAATTGTCCATCTCCAGAAAATAATTCTTCAAATCTTGCTACTGTTTCTTCAGCTGTTACTTTTGCACCATTCTGAAAACCTAATAATGCTCTAACACCTCTTTCTCTAAAAAGATCTGCAGCTCCGATACCACCAGAAAAGGCTCTTTGAATTTGGGAGGATGTGGTTTCAAAATCTAATCCAGTAACTGCTGCAACATTACCAGTTATCTCTAATATTCTATTAAGATCATTAGCATCTTTAGCTACAACAGCTAGATTACCAGATGCCCTGGATATTTCTTCTAGGGAGAATGGAACTCTACCGGCAAACTTGGCTAAATTATCAAAAGCTATTTGGCCTTCTTCTACTGATCCAAATAAGAATTTAAATCTTACCTGGAGGCTTTCTACTTCCTTACCAACATTAACAATAGATCTAATAGCAACACCTGCACCTAATCCTATGAGGGCATTTCTTAAATTAAAGATTGATTGTTTTGTTTTTTGGAGATTATTTTGAACACCATTTAGGGCTTGTTTTGTTTTATCCCTAGCTAGGATGTCAATATTTAACTGTTTGGCCATTATCTTCTTTTACCCTTCATCTTCATCTTATTCAATTCTTTTTGTTGCTCATCTTGTTTTAGTTCATAATAAGCGATCCACATTTGAAATTCCTCTACCGGAATAGAGAGTATTTCACCTATAGTTTTGTTTAATTGTTCTGCTAAGAAAAAATGAAATCTGAGTTGGCTATCAGATGCTATTTTTTTTTTAAGGTTTGAAGATTATCAGTTGTTCCTAGGATTTGTCCTGCGACTCTCCCAATAATATCTGGATCAACAAACTTCTTCATTTTGATCTTACTCTCTAAATCAAACATCTTCTCACCTTCTTTTGTTTCTGCCTTTTTGACAATAACATCAATTAATACTGTGAGATCATTATCGTTTGATCCTTTAAAGATTTCAGATTTTTCTAGTAGTGTAAAAGGCTTAACATAAATAGCATCTTCGCCTGTTAATCCCCACTCCTCAACTTCTATAATTTTTATTTCCTGGTGCTTAAAGTGATTAATAGCACCTTCCAGGTAATCCTTTTTAGGCATTTAAATTATACAGTTGTAGTGCTTACACCACCAGAAAACTGAACATTGATAGTTCTTGAAATTACACCATCTAAAGATACTGCTTGAGATACACCAGTAACTAAAGCTGTTCCTGTGTAGTATGTATCACCAGATGCATCTCCTTCTGGATATAAGTTCAAAGTAACTTCTGCACCTACTGTTAATGCACCTTGCCCTGTAGCATCAGTTTCATCCCAATGGCACTCAACAGTACCTGTGGCATCACTTCTTAATGCTTTGTAAGATTTTGCAGTATCAGTTAGAGAAGTATCTTCTACTGTGTCATTTGTTTCATCAATAGTAAAACCAGTAACTTCAGCTACTGCGTTTGATCCTACTTTGACTACTCCACTTGTTCCGACATGGGTTGCCATTCGTTATTCTCCTTTTCTTCTATTGGTTGATCTTCTACTTGTACTTCTTTTTTCTTAGAAGTTCTAGTAGATTTTTTCTCAGCTGAAAGTTTATATCCTTTAGCTAAAAACTTTTCTAAATTATTATCCCAGATCTCAACTGTATCTGATCCACTGGGCATATATATTTTAATTCTATTGGCCATTATGATGTACCTCTAACAAATTCATAAAACACTCTTACCACAATTCTCACTCCACCCAAAGGATATAATGTACCTTCATCAGATGATACTTCTAATATTTTTGTTTCTTTAGCATTTCCACCTCTGGTCCTATCAGTATCCAAGGTTTCTTCTATTACTTCAATTAATTGGTTTCTCTTAGTATCAATATTGATATCTGTTCCTTTAACATAGCCCACAATGACATAATCAATCGTGCCAGATCTTTTTCCTGCTGCATAATCACCTAATGCAAAATCTTCTCTCGTTTCATCTCCTGATACTATGTAGATAGCCGGTAGCTGCATTTCAGATAGTTCTTCTGGAGTAAATGGCTCTCTTGTAATTTTCTTAAATTCAATAGGAGATGTGACTGCATCCAAGGTAGTAATAATATTAGCTGCTATATCTTCTCTTAGGCTCAAAATTTAATCTCCTTTTCTATGATCTTAGCAAATAAACTAATAATCTTATCTTCTTCTCTATCAGATATTCCAAAGAATGGCCTTACTACTTTAGATTTTCCTGCACCTACTTCATCATGGTAAAATGCTTTTCTATTGGCATTTTGATTTCTAAAGAATAATACACCTTTGCTCGGTGATATCTTACTAGTCAATGAACTAAACATTTGTCCGGTATCAGTAAGATCTACAACACCAGATTCTTTAATCTTGGCTCTTTTGTATTTTATGGAGTAGGGCTTGAATGGTCTTTCATTAACATCCAGGCCTTTTTTCTGTGTTCTATTTCTAATATTAGATATTTGAAATGCTGAAACTTGTGCCAGGGCTTTTTTCGTTACCTGGGGAAACTTTCTAACTATGTCACCAATAGCTTTAGAAACTTGTATTGAATTATCTTTAACAGTAACCTGGGCTACCATTATCTAACCAATCTTAAAAAATGTAATGGCTCTTTCTCATCTACAGTGATTGTGTCATTATTATCCTCATCATATTCCGGCCCATCCCTTAATACACTTTGGAATTCTTCTGCATATCTATTTCTGTAGAAATCCATTTTATTTTGAAAAGTATCTTTTCCTTCTCCACCTTGTGGATCTTTAAACTTGGATAATATGGGATAAATATATTCTGATAATGCTCTATAAACTACACACCTGGTCCACTGTGATGGTGTTAGTTTTGTTTGATCCATTTCAATGGATGTAACTTTTGTAATATCTCTATAGCGAACAGTGTGTCTATATCTTTCCCACCATTCCTCTCTAATTTGTCTAATGACATCATTTTCAGCATGTTGCAGCTGAGTATCAAAACTTGCTACTCCATATTCTGCTATATCTGGCTGATATTCTTGGATATCGGCTAATGCGACTGAAAACT